AAAAAGAAGCCATTGCACCTTTATAAATGGCTTCTTTTTTTTATATTTTTTTTTGATTTTAACTATGATAAATTGCAATTAATACCATCTCTGGCAAGCCTGCTCAAAAGTGTTTTTAAATTTAATTTGTGTAGCTGACTATTTATTGAACTATCTAAAAAGAAATTTAAAGGAGGTATTAATTTTTCTTTTAAATTGGCTTCTAAATTTAGATTAGCGTTCAAATAATAATGAAATAATTCTTTAGATAACAACTGACTAAAGGATATCCCTTTGAGCTCATTAGTTCTAAAATCTGATTTAACGACTACAAAATCTGCAACAACATTGTCAACTGCAAAACAGGTTTCAATGGTTACAAAATCCGAATTTTGGCGCAGGTCGGTTGTAGTACCGAATCCCGTAAAACTTACCATACAGATAAGAATTAATAATAGCCTAGCTTTCGCTTTCATATTAATTTTAAATATTGTCTGAATCATCTTTTTTAAATATTTTATGCAAATCTTCTTTGCTTTTAAACACTCTTTTTCCTTGATTTACAGCGCCTTTTGTTTCCCAGATAAAAGGCTTCCAATCTTTTGCACTGTAGTTTTTTGGTAGCTTTTTTGAATCGAAATAAGGACTTAAGATTGCAAACTCTAAATCTCTGTTTAAAGTCAATTTTACTTCTAATAAATCGCTTTCTTTTTTTCTATATCCTTTTAAAATATTATCAAAACTTCGAGGTGTTAATTTGTAAAAACGCTTGATACTTAAACCCATCTCACCGCAGGCAATTACTTCTAGTTCATCAAAAGTAGGATCAAAAGGAACATCTTCTGATCCGTTTACTTTCCCCTATTTTCTGGATCGGCAACTTCATTGTTTGGCAAACTAGCTGCAAAGTTTTCTATTAATTCAGTTAACTTGTTAGGCTGTGCAAACAACACATCTACCATTTCATCTGAAGTAAAAGAAGCATCTTTGTTTGCATACAGCAAACCAGATAAAGCCAAATCTCCTATTAAATCCCATTGCTCTAATGTTGGTTCTTTGCCCTTTGCGAAATCTAACTTTTTAAAATGCTTATCTAAACCGCCAATGGTTTTTTCGTTCCATTTTTTGCAAAGAATTTTTAGCGCACCAAAGCCAAACTTTACGTTATAACTTTTTTTATTAATTGTGATTTTCATGTTTTTGATTTATAGTTGATGTATGGGTAATGTATGAGTGATTATAAAACCTGTATGGTTTTTTTATAGTTGATTATTTATAAACATATTCAGTTGTTAAGTATTACTTAACAACTGAATAGTTTTTTTTTATGCAGTTTCACCAACGGTTGAAGCAGTTACTTTTAAAGTAAAAGAATAGGTTACAACTTCATTATGAGTTCCTTGAATTTCCATACTTTCTAAATAAGCAGTACCTGCAATAGACAAGTTACCAGACACACCGTCTGCAATTGTAAATGCTTTAGAATCTTTTGCTGCACGCCAAGCAAACAATGCTTTGATGTCTACCTGCGCATCATCAGCCGAATTATCTGCGTACCCGTTGCCAGATAAAGTAAAAGTACTTTTGCCCGCATTTACCGCATTTTCTATATCTTTAGATGCTAATTCTTGAAACTCTGTTGATGCACCGTAGGAGAAATCTATCTCGTGCAAAATTTCTTTTGTTGCAAGCATAATTCGCATTGCAGATCCTGTGTAATCGAAAGCCATAATTATTATTTTTTAATGTTAAATATTTGTTCTGTATAAATTTGTCCTTGTTCGCTAAATTTTGGCTCTGCAGATAAATAGGTGTAATAATTATTGGATTCACCTAATGCATTTTCTACCTGATCTGCAATTGCTAAAGAAGTATTATAATTTTCTGACCAACTTTGTATGGCAACTTGAAAATCTGTTGTGCTCCCTTTAGCTAATAAACCATTAAACCTGATGTTGTAAGTAATAAAAGCATTGCCGTCTAAAGTTTCTGCAACTAATGGACGTATTGAATTTACGCCATTTGTTAATAGATTTGTTAGTGCTGTAAAGCTGCTTAAATCTGTATAAATTTGCTCTGACTTTTGTACTAACATTAACTTAATTTATCTATTTGTTTTTGAATGTATTTTGCCACTTTCTTTTCTGCATCGCCAGTTACTTGCCCTTTTGTTTGCTCATAAGCCTTATCTATAAAAGGCTGTGATTTTTGATTCTTGGTACCTCTTATTACAAACTGTCTTAAATACCAACCATCTGCCGCCCTTGTACTTCTTGGACTTACATAAACTGTAGGGTTTGCCGCCCTTCGCATTGTTTTTTTACCAATACTTTTTTTACCTGTTCCTGGAGTAATCCAAGTACCAAACATTTGACCTTTTCTTTTTTGAACGTGTGCTTTTTTACTAACAGGCGCTAACTGCTTTGCTGCTTTTACGGTTGGGTTTGCAACTTGCCCTAATATTTTTAATACTTCTTTTCGCTTGCTTTTATCATCACCTAGTCTAACAAGTTTTCTTTGTAATTCTTGAAAACCTTTTATTTCCACCAATGATTTACTCACGCCTAATTGTATTAATTTGTAAATACTTTTTTCTTACTTTTTCTACTACAGAAATAATATTATATTTGAAACCATCTACATCTTTTACAAACCAACTATTTGCTTTGCCTTTTGTAAATTGATTATCATACCGGATAATAAAAACCGTAGAAAATAATGATCTTACTTTACCTTCTTCATCTTCGGAACCAGAATTTTCTGTCATTGAAGCTCTACAGCTTTTAACTTCTTCTTCTGTTTCTGTTGGTGAACCTGTTGCAGAAGTAATCTTTACCATTTTTACAATAGAAATACGTTCTTTTAAAGTGTTTACCAACGGTATATTTTTCATTTACTAAAATCTTTTATACGAGTGCAACGCATTTTCTGATGCTGTACTTTTTTCTTTTACAGTATCAGTTCTATGCTCATAGCTATCTGTAATCATTACCAACAACGCTTTAATAATTGCCTTTGGCACTTTGCCAGCACCATAACCAACGGTTACGGATAGAGTTACTGCTGCAGGATCGTATTCTTTTACTTCTGGTATTTTGTAATTTTCAAGAAAAACAATTTCGTTTTCGTATTTGTCAACGTTCTCTAAACTGTAATTAGCTGGATCAATTGTTGCTTCTGCACCCTCAACATTTTTATAAACAAAACTATCTACCGAAGTTATTTTTTGCCTTTTGAAACCTAAAACATCATCAAAAGATTTGCCTCTTATTTCGAACTTCTTTTCTGTAATTTCTGAATTGATATAGTTTTCTGCCTGCACAATTGCCGCTTCTATATAATCAGTAATTAAAGAATCATCTTCTGTGAAATCTGTTTCTAATTGCAATTGCTTTCTTGCTTTAGCCAAAGAAATTACTTCTGGTGCTGATGTATGTTCTAATTCGGTTACAAATGCCATAGTGTTATTTTACGTATTTTGCATATTTATTTTCTACCAACTCGGTTGCTAATGGTTCGGGAAGCGTTGCCACTTCACCAACATTATATGCTAAATTATATTCGCCTGTTGGCGATAATAGAAATTTTACTTTTGCAGTTTTTTTATTTGCCATTTTATACTTTTTTTTTAAAAAAGCCTGCCGCCATAACACGACAGGCTTTTCGTCAACTAAATCAAATTACTACTATGAAAAAACAATATTATAGTAACCAGTCTTTTACTGCTGAAAAAGCTTTTGGCTGTCTAATTAATGTATCTATAAATGTGTTAACAATAATTTCTACATAACCAGATTTCTTTTTAGAAATATTATCAACTGTAATATCTAAAAATGCCCATTGACCAATTAATAACTGTGAAAAATCTCCGAAGATTGCAGCGTTTGCAACACCGTTAGATGATCCTTTTGTTAAATTACCTGGTACATGATTAGAAACCCCAACTTTATAACCATTAATTTCATTTTGCCCGGTCATTAAATAACCAAGATCACCAGAACCAGTTTCATGCGGGGTAGTTTTTAATTTTCCTTTTGTTCCTGGATTAATTAAATACGCCATATTTGCCGAAGCTGCATTTTGTGTATAAATAGAAGTTTCTAAACCTACAACATTTGCCCAAGTTGGCGCAGCACCATTAGTACCACCTACAATTGAACCGATGCCAGTAGTATTTAAAATACCTTCTGGCACATTAGAAGAACCTGCACCATTAATGGCTGCCAAATCAATTGCGTTTGCAATTACATTTCTAATATCTTGAACGGTAAACATTTGCAAATCAACAGAAGATTGCATTAAATTCTGCATAGAAAGCAACGCAGCAACTGCATATCTGTTTGGTTTCATTTCTTTACTTCCAAACGCATTTTTTGAATTTGTACTTTCATCAATTTCGCCTTCCCAAGCTCCAGAAATTCCACCGCCATTTGTAGGAAATTTTAAGTTACCGGTTAAGTTACCCATAAATCTTGCACCCAAACTTTCTACAATTGGAGTTGGTCTTAAAAACTCGATAGGCGACATTAAGTTTGTATCTACTAAATTAGCTCCAAAATTACCAGAATCCTGCGTAACGGTTGAACCGTCTGCTCTTTTTTCTGTGTAATTTGTTGGTATTGCAATTCCAGAAATAGCTACACCTGCAGCTTCTGCTCTTTTACTTGTTTCTTGGTGAATTTCTAATTCTACACCGTCTAAAGTACCGTTTGGCATTTGAGAACGAATTGCTTTATGAAAGTCATAACGCTTTTTCATTTTTTCGTGCTCTCTTTGCTCACCACCGCCTACAGGAACGCCGCTTGCTCCTGCTGCTGCTCTTTGGTTTGCTTCAAACTTTTCTGCTCTTACAATCTGCTTGTCTAAATCATCAATTTCTAGCTGCAAAGCATCGAAACGGGTTTCTTCATCTGCAGACCAAGATCTCTCACCTTCTGCTCTTGCTTGAACAGCGGTATTAATTGCTGTTTGCGCGTCGAATTTTGAAGCGCGTAATTGTTTTAAATCGTTAGATTTTTTCATGATACACTTTATTTTTATTTATAATTAACTGCGCTTCACGCACATTTCGTTTGTCTTTTACAACTTGAACTAAAGAAGTTCTTATTTCATTTATTGTTTGTGCATTTCTTTTCTGTGCATCTGGATTGGATCCTATAGAAACCACCGACCATTCCATTAATTCTTGACGCGTGAAATACAACACATCTTTATCTTCGCCTTTAGATTCGTCACCAAAACGATATTCGGATGGTCTAGCACTAATTGATGCCATCTTTAAAGTTCCTGCTTGTATTTTTCTAAAAACTTTTTCTGCTTTTTCGTTGATATCTGCAGGCTCAAAGGTCACAACGCCAATTAGCTTACCATCTTCTATTCTTACAGTAGACGTGCCAATGATATCATCAGGATCATCTGAACCTGCCCTGTGTTGATAAGCTACAATAGGATTGCTAACATATCTTTTTAAATCCCAACCATCCATTTTAAAAACGGTGCCATAAGAATCTACAGCTTCAGAAGAAATAACAAATTCAACTTGTCTATTTTCTATCATTTCTGCAGTGGTATCTCTTACGAATGCACCTCTGGTTACTACCTGGTTTATAATTTCTGTACTCATTATATTTTTAGTTTTCTTCTAACTTTAAACTTTTTTGAATCTGCTCCATAGTCTGCATATTTACAGGCGTCAATGGTTCATCTAAACCTTTTAACTTATTTAAACCCATATAAACACGAACTTCATTTCTAGTCATAGAACCAGAATAGATCATTCCTATAAACCAAGCCATTTGAGTTTTCTTATCAGATTGCAACAAACTTTCTGTATTAAAACGAGTTCTAATACCTTGTTTTCTCTCTGAATCAATAAAAATTTTTGCGTTATATTCTTGCTGATTAATCATTGACCACGGCAAAATACTATCTGAAACATGGCTAATCGATTGATGCTCCATGTTAGAATTATTTTGATTTTCGGTATCTTTAAGTTTGTAAATAGGGATATTTAACCAGCGTGCAACTTCGCCAATAGCTTGTTTATTAGTCTCTAAAAACATTGATTCCTGTGGCGTTAACTTTATATGTTGAAAAGAACCTGCTTCATCTAACACAGCTATTTTAAAAGGATTTGAACCGCTTAAAGCAACAGATAAACCGTGACGATATCTTTTTTTTGCGTCTGCATCCATACTTTTTGAAGTGGTTACAACACCTGTACCTATGCCTTTGGTCGCATAATATTCTTCTGCAAATTCTTGCGAAGATAAAGCAACACCTAAAGATCTGGCTGCATAAGAAACAACGCCTATGCCTGTGATTCCGTTTTCTGAATATAAAGATCTGTAGTGTAAAATATCATCTGAAGATAAAACACGATTATCAAAATGATAAAACAATTTATTTTCGAACTTTTTAATAGTTACAGGTGTGTCGTTTTCATTAATATACTGCAAAGATTCTACCTGACCGTTAAAAGTACTTCTTACAATTTCTGCATACCCGTTGCCTTTTAAAATGGCGCATTTTAATAAAATAGAATCAAAACCAAAAGCATTCATATACTGATTTGGCTTTTCATTAATGATATAATCTGCAGGATGATTTGCTAGGCGATTAATGTCGCCATCTATATGTTGTACTACATGTTTTGGGAGTTTAGCATAGTCATTACAAAGAATTGTAATACCGTTATAAAATGCCGATAAAGTTAGTGCAGATTTATCATTAACGGTCATACCGCTTTTACTTGAAGCTCCAAAACCACCACCAAAAAAACCAGACATAAACCCACCATTTTGAATGATAGATCCTGATCTTTGTTGATAATTAGACTGTAGAGCTTGAAATAACATAAAACACCGCTTTTATACGGTGTAAAGTTGGGAGTTATTAGGAAGTTTTATAGGGAACAATGTTCCCCTATTTATTTTGAAGTAGATATTTATAGATAATAAAACCTAAATAGAATTGTAAAGCAATAAATAAAACAACAATTATTTGCCTTAACCAATGATTAAATAAGGCAATTTCTAGTAACAAAGAAGTTAAAATTGCTGCCGTAAAAGTGGCCACAATTACGAGTATTATTTTAAAATTATTATTCATTTATAACTTTGGTGTTTAAATATTTTGTAATAATTGCATTTACTTTGGCTGCGGTTATATTTACTTTTAGAGCAATTGCAGGCGCAGTATTGTTATTGTCATTTAAAAAATGATTAATTACCAACTGCTCTATTTTATTTTTTAAATTCATGTTTTTTACTTTTTAAAATGTCTGTTTTTTATTTTTCTAAAAGAATCAAAAGATGCATATTTTTCTTCATTAAAAACTAAAAAGTATAAAAGATTCCCAAGATCAAAAGCAGCTTTTTGACTGGCGCATTTTGGTACTATTTTATTATAGTACTTTAAGAATGCCGCAGGTGTTGCCAATTGTTGCATTAATTCTGCAGATTGTGCTAAAATTTTGTTTTTGTAATCTTCTGCAATTTTTTTTTGATTCATAGCATTTTAGTGATTATGTTAGCAAACTTGTTTTGTGTTTTTTAATCTTGCAGGAATATAGGCCTTTGTTGTTTCTATTTTTGCATGGCCCAACATTACAGAAACACCTAATAAACTCATTCCGCTTTCTAAAGCAAAAGTAGCACCAGAAGATCGTAAATTATGAAATCTCATTTTAGTATCTAAATATTGTTTACCAATTTTGTTGCAACTATTCGCAGAATACTTACCGCCAAATTGCCCTGTAAATAAATAATCATCTTTTTTATAGTTGGTAAAATAGGCTGCAAAATAAATTCTTAAAACATTTAGCGTATTTTCTGACAACGTTACGTTTCTGTCTTTAGATCTTTTTGAGTTTTTAATGTGAATTATCATTAAATCCTTATTAATATCTTCTATTTTCAAATTTACAACTTCTGACACTCTCAACCAACCACTTAACGCAATTGTAAGGATTGCTTTATGTTTTAAATTAGAAATATTTTTTATTTTTTCTGATAATATTTCTGCATTGTAAAACTTTGCTACCATTATTTGCCTTGGTGGCCTTATTGCTGCAGATAGCTTTATTTTCTTTTTTAAATATAAAACAAAATAGGCTGTAATTGCGCTTAATGCAACACCTCTATTTGAGTTTGATGTATTTCTAATACTTATATTATAATTAAGAATATCTTCGTTATTCACTCTTAATGGTGGTTTTTTGCAGAAGTCTAAAAATAGTTTTACATGGTGCAAATAATTGGCAGGTGTAGATCCTGTGTATTTTACCTCTAATAGGTGTTTGAATTTTTCTAAAACTTCACTTTTTGTTTTCATAGGTATTGTGTTTGTTGGTGGTTTGTGGTGGTGGTGTTATGTGGGTGTTACAAAACATTCTTTTTAAAAGCCAGCATATATTGCGGTTGACTCTAATTAAAAAACATTCTTTGCATTTCTGTATTATCGTTTTCGCTAGGAATTAAATAAGGTCTTAAATCTAGT